AGTTTCCTTTACTTTTTTAAGAAGATCACGGGCTATTTTTTGCGCTCTGATTTTTGCAATAGTTTCTTCGGAGTGCTTATATCCAAGTCTTTTGCTCGGCTTGCCAACTTTTGACTCACGCAACTTTTGTTTTGTTTCGTCAGACAACTTTGCGCCCTTTCTTGGGCTTGGCTTGCCTTTAAGAGATTCAGAAATTTTTTTCTTTGTCTCTTTGGATAGCACTCTTCCGATCTTAGCGCCAGCACCACCTTCTCCCCCCTTGGTTAAGTTGTAACCATTTGGATAAAAAGTATTGTGCTGTTCAATCAGAATCCTCTCAAGATCAAAAGCAGCCTCTTTGTCAAAAGCATCAGCAATGTGGGAAAACACAAAAAATTCCTTCCCGTATTTTTTGATGGCTCTATGCAAAAGAGGTGTTTCACCAAGAGCTTTTTTATGCCGTTTCCATCGAATGCCCAAGTTATTGGTAATGCCAACGTACTGCTTAGCATTAACAACATTGGTTACGATATAAACGGCATAGCCCATGATTCTCTCTTTATGGCGCGGGCGATCGATAAACCACCGTCACCCGTGCTGCACCCGCCGCTGCCGCCGTACCGGTCTGAGCATACGTCGCAGTCACCGCAACTTCAGCGGATCCTACGTCAGCCCAGTCGGCATAAACGCCAGTGGAAGCAACACTTGCGCGACCAGCAGAATCGACAGCCGTCGCCGTAACATAAGCGTCCGCGTTGCCCGAATTGCCAACCTCGATCGTGTTGGTGGTGCCTGCATCAAATGCAGTGGTTACATCGATATTGATATCGATGATTTGCGCATTGGCCGGGATCGTCCCCACTGTCACTGCAGAACTATCGGTATAAGCAATAGTCGCGGTAACAGCCGAGAGAACCCCACCAATGTTGGTCACTTGGTTTCCCATGTCCGGTTCTCCTTAAAAGCGGGGGATTGCTCCCCCGGCTTGATTTAGACGCCCGGAGTGCCGTACATGGCACGGGGATCCGTGAAGCCAACGTCATAACGCTCGGTGGCCTTGTACCGCATGGTGTCGGTCTCAAAGTCACCTTCCATCGTCTTCTCCAGACGACGACGCATCAGCAGCTTCATACCTTCCGGCGCATCCGTCTGCACCCACCAAGCGGTAGCGCTGGTCAGACGCGACAGAACAGCGGCACCCTCGTCGAGCAGTCCGATGGACTTGATCGGGTTGATGTCGTTGTTTGCGTTGCCTGCCCGCAGAACCGACTTGAGCAGCACTTCAGCTTGGAAGAGGTTGCCCGGGGCCACGACCAGTTGGCGCGGAACCAGACGAATCTTCTTGCCGTTGTTGTCAACCGCCTGACGGATCTGGATCAGCATCTGCTCCAGAGAAGTCTGCGACAGGTTGGCTGCGGTGGTCAGCAGGTTGGAGAACGTACCATTCACGATCGGGTGCGAAGCACTGTTCAGGGCGACACCGTCACCACCAGCCGAAGCGCCGCCAGTAAAGGCGTTGTTCAGCACGTTGGCGCACAGGGTCTCCTTGGTCTCAATCAGCGACTGAGCAAGGTGCTTGGCGTAAACCTGACCGATACGGATGTGGTCGCCGTCTTCCACGAGCACTTTGGTCAGCGCAAAGGCCAGACCATAGACGTTATAAACGTAGCGCTTGAGGAAGAGCACACCGCCCTGCTGATAGGTCACCGGAGTGCCATCAGGCAGTTGCGGAGCGGCACCAAAACCGTACAGGACCGGCTCTTCGTGATAGTTACGCGGAATGCCTTCTTGTTCGCGGAACACGCGGCTCCACTCGTCGGCACGTTGGTCATAGACTCCGTCGAAGCACTCGTTGAGGATTGGCTCAACAATCGACCGAAAGTCGGTACTACGCATCGGGGCTGCCATGTCTTAGCCCTCCTTAGATAGCGTTAACGGACGCATTGACTTGCGACTCGTTAACCGTTACCCGCACAATCGTGTACGCATCGCCCCAAGCATTGCCGGGGTACGGAGCCAGATCACGAATCAGCATCTGTGCGCTGTTGCCTGCGCCCGCCAAAGTGGTGGACAGAGTGCATTGCGACAGACCGGTAGTCGTCGATCCAGCAGTCGTGTTACTCAGGTCGGCCATATCGCCAACCGCAGACTGAGCCAGCGAACCAGCAGCCTGAATTTCGTAAACGATGTTCGGGTCGTTGTAGAAGTACGCAACGCACGAACCGGTCTGGTATGCCGTGGAGGCAGGCCAGTAGTTCGACACGCGGCGACGGCCAGTGGTGTCAGTCCATTCGACGCCATCAAAAGCGCCAACAAAAGCCTCTCCGGCTGCAGCAGGCTGAATAACGCCAGCGGTGGCGTATTTAACCGGTTGACCTTTGAGGATGTCCGAGGCATAGCCCGAAGTGATGCCGTTAGCCAGCGCCTGTGCGCGATCCAAACCGGAGGGGTGGAACGCAGGGCGCAGACCGAACGGAGCAGAGGTTGCAGACATAGTCTTACTCCTTGTCCATTTGTTACCCCTCGAATACGGGGGCGGTACTGGTTGGTGTATCGAGTTTGCCTAGCCCGTCTCCTTCCAACCGCACAAGGGATTTCCCGTTGCTATCGCGCTGATTTTGGAGATTCTCAACTTGGACACGGATTTTTTCCGCCTCTTCGTTGGGCATCTCGTAATGGAGGTGAGTCATTAAAGCCTGATACTCATCCATCGGCAGCTTGAAAAGCAGCATCTCGTTACACGAGATTTGTCCAACATGCTCACCAGCCTTGACTTTGTAATTCTGAAACCCGGGTAACTCATCGGCCATAACCGGAACGTACCCAAGCCGAATACGCTTATCAATGCTGTCGTAACTGTTGGTGGTTGAAAGCCAGCACAAGTGCCATCCCGGCATTTCCGGGAGTTTAGGCAAAGCCGACTGCGTCCACTCATCGCTCCACATCTTTCGACGTTCCTGCGCTGAAATGAACTTTTCCTGAGGGGGCTGACGGGTAGCGTCCTCGCTTGAGCGATCTTGGCGTCCACCAGCTTTCAGAGATTTTTTAAGACGAGATTCCATTATTAGCTCCTATAACCTTGGTTTTTTCGTGCTTCTTGAGCATAGCGCTTGATCATTCGATTCCGTTTTTCCGGATCGTCCCAGTAACCCGCATCCTTCATCGCCCTAACCTGTTCTGCATTAAGGGTGAAGGTATTTGAGCCACCAGCACGAGTTGAAGATTCGCGCCCTGATCCAGTTACAACGCTCCTTGGTTTACTACGAGCCGACGGAACTTCGTCGTTATTCCGATTGTATCGGTGAGGGAGATATTGTTGCAAGCGATTATCAAGTTCTTCCCAATAATCTTCTCGCGTTGGGTCCCAACCCTCGGAAGTTAGCTCCTCATCGACCTGTTTGGCGATTTTGCTGTCCATGTCCTTGTTATCGGGCTTGTACCAGCTATTTCGCTCCATCCAGTTAGCAGCATTTCGCTGTAACCTCGGGTCGGGGATGTTTTGCTGCTTTTGGGGCTGAACCGCCGTTTTTTTCAGGTTATTTAGGGTATCAACCTGCTGGCGGGCCTCGTACCACATCTCCTGAGCCTTAGCCAAAGCCTCCCCATCCTGCATATTGGTCGCCTCGGCAATCTTTGCCTTGGCATATTGCAGTCGCAGGGCGGTGTCTTCGATCGCCTTATCGATCCGGGCGATGTCCGCAGAGTGCGTTTTTCGCTCTACAGCCGACAAACGCTCCAAAAGTTCCTGATTTTGGCGCTCTAGGAGGGCTAATTTGTGGTCTTTTTCGATATTTGTGCGCTTAACCAGTTCGCGTTTGGCCTTTCGGCGGGCGCGTTTGGCCTCTCGCAGCGCATCAGAGTCGTCCGGACTGTCATCATTTTCCGGATCTTCAGAAACGGCCCCACCATCTGCCGCCTCAATCTCGTCATTTTCCTCTTGCGCCTGAGGATTGGGGATATTGTCAGGAAGTTCGACGACAGCAGAGCCGTCTTGCTCCTCCTTGACCTCTATCCGCTCTTCAACTTGAGTATCAGTGCTCATTTTCGCCCCTTAAATGAACGACCGCATCAATAGCGGGTTACAAGTGACCGTCGCAATCACCTCGTGATCGTTCAGGATCATGAATAGCGCTGGGTCTTCCAGACTATCTTCCTCCCCGGGAACAGGTACTTCCCAGCGATCGCCACCCCATTTAGGGACGCGAATATAGTCTCCAACCGAACACCAAGATCCCTCAGGCCATTGTTCGTTCGTATCGCGGTTGCGGAAGGCAAGCGGACCAATTGCGACGACTTTCGCCACCATGTTGTTCCACTTTTCGGTTTCCTTGGTCTCTTCAACCAAGATAATCCCGGCACTGGTTGCCTTCTTTTTAGTGCGGCGTAATTGCACAAGAATTCTGCCGCCAAGAGGTTTCGCACCGGGGTCTACACTCGGAAATGCCCAAGCAATGTCAGCGTCGTTAAACGCTTCCGGTTCATTCATCTTCATCTTCTTCCTTCAACAGGTTGTTGAGTATTTCAAGGGCCTCTTCTAGCCCCTGATGGTGACCGACGACGCGCTGGTACGCCTCCCATGACGCAGGGTTTCCCGCTGCTAGAGACAGCTTTATTTCAGCTTGACGCGCCTTAATAGCGCCGACTAGGTCTGAGACGTATCTCATTTCTTTTTAGCTTGGCTCAACGCTCCTTTATCGGATTTGGGGGCTTGCTGCTGGCCCTTGGGTTGCAGGGAAGTGCCATCAAGCTTCTCGCCCATAGCGATACGCTTGTGCATCGGGATCATCGTGCTGTCTTGCTGCGCCATAATTAACCTCCTAAGAGACGACGTTGTGCTTCGTTTTGAAGCGTGATTGCAGTTTCAAACTGCTCGGCTTGCAGTTCGGCGTCTTTTTGCGTCAAACGTGCAGTCTCAATGCGCTCCTTGGTCAGGTTGTTTGCGGCGTTTAGCGCCACATCAATCTGCTCACGACGCGCTTTTTCTTCGGCCAGCATCGATACCTTCTGGCCTTCCAGTTGCAACTCAGCCTGATCCCGCTGCGCCCGACGGTTAGTCTCGGCCATGCTGGTTTCCATCACCACCTGAGCCTCAGGCGGCAGTTGCGGCTTGGGTGTCATCTGCTGCATTGCCTGCAACATCTGCTGCAGCTTGGGCACAACCTGCTGGAACGCCTTCTGGGAGTCCTGCACCACATGCTGCGATGCAACAGCGAAGACCTTGTCGATCTCAGCCGTCAGGCGAACGTCCTCGTACTCAGCCTCGGTGATCCGCTTGTTGCCCCGCGCCTTGGTCACATAGCCGTTGGTACGGTTCAGGTACCACAGAACCATGTGCTGCTTGATGTGCTCCAGCGCCCTTGGCAGGTAGATCGAGGCCATGATCGGGTTGCCACCGAATGCCGGGTTCAAACCGAAGTCCAGATGGCTCTGGATGTGCGCCAGATGATCCTGATGGATGTAGGCGTAGCCGTTCTGGCCGATCGCCATCGCCACGTTCTCGTCGGCAGCGTTGCGCTCCTCCGGGGCCGGGGTGTTCTTCAGGATCTCGTTGATGCCCGGGATCTTGATCTGCTTCAGGAAACGCTCTTCCACCGCCCTGCGGTCGTACAGATCGGGGTACTTATCCGCCCGGGCCAAGACCGCCTGAATCTGCGCCATCCGCTGGGTTTCGGAGAAGATGTGCGGGTCAGAGACCGGAACGACATCGGTGTTGCGCTTGAAGTCTTCCCGCTCGATTTCCAGATCCGCAACCACCTCACCCTTGCGCTGGTCATCCAGATACCACCGGTTGAGCCTGCCAAGGATCTTCAGCACCCGCGCCTGAGAATCATGCAGCCGCGCATGGATTGCCGAGAAAACCGCCGCACCCTGCTCGATCAACGCCTGAGTCGTGCCCACAGGCGCGTTAGCGTTAACGTCAGCGATCTTTTCCTCGGCGGTGGTCACTACCCCCTTAGCCGCCTTATCAAGCCAGCCTAGCAGCGAGAATAGAACCTGCGAGGGGGGATTGAACGGCATGGGCATCGCAATCTTGCGGATGTCGTCCACGCCCGGGGCACCCTCAATCTCGCAGACCTGCGTCACATCAACCTGCTGGCTCTGCCCGGAGATCTTGGCTCCCTTGAGCTTGAGCATCGTCGCCGCGTTGTTGATATGCGCCGAATCCAGCAGTGCCCGTAAGGCTCCTGTAAGCGCTGCAGACAGGCCACCAATCAGGTGCGGCATGCCGATCGCGTAGGCTCCCCGCCACGGGATGAACTTGAACTCCACGACCCAATCCAGCTTGGTCATGGTCTCGTCGCCCTCTTCCCAGTTCCTGTACAGCCCGACAACCTCGTTCTCAAGCTCGTCGATCATCAGGATGTACGGGGCGCTCTCACCGTTGGCATGGCTATCTTCATCAAGCTCCAGCCATGTATAGATGTGATAGACGTTGCGAAGGCCGTCCTCGTTGTCCTCAAACTTGCGGCCCTCGATCTTGTCGTTGGCCTTCTGGGACTTCGACTCTTCCGGCTCCATCGAGGAGCGGATCAGGCTGATATCCCGGTAAAGCCCAGAGCGAATCCGGCGCTTGAACTCCCACTCGGTGATGTCGTGGATCTCGGTCGCCCGTTGTGCGGTGTAGAAGTTGGTCGCAGCAAACGGAACGATCACCCGGTCAATCGGCATGAACTCGGCGCAGGGACGCTTCTTGTCCTCGTCATACCAAAGCTTCATGTACTGGGAGCCGCCAAGAGGAAGCTGGGTCAGCAACTGCTCCTGCTCGTCGCGGAACTCTTCGATCTGTTCCGTCAACTGCCAGTTCATGTAGTCGCGCTTGCGCTCGGCCCTTGCGGTCTTTTCCTCGTCAATCTCACCGAGGATCTTGGTACGCACCGGGCCGTCAGGAGGGAATAGCTCCTTGATCGCCCGGGAGGCAAAGTCCACGCAGGACTCAGCCATCACCGGATGAACCACCTTGGATGCGCCCATGAAGGTTGCGCCACCCGGGGCGTCCTTTCCCATACCAGTACGCTTTAAGCCTTCCTCATACTGCTTGTCGCGCTCTTCCCGTGCCTTCTTATCGGTGTCCACCAGCTTGGTGTACCGCATCGCCAGCGTACTCAGGAACAGCGGGTCGATCGTCTCGGCTAGGTTCTCGTAGAAATCCTCGTCCTCCATCGGGCCTTCGGTTTCCATCGTGATAACCGCCGAACCGTCAGGAAGCTCCTCGATCTCAGCATCCTCAGGAGGAAGCTCGACCTCAATCCCTTCTTCCGGCACCTCGTCAGGAATTCCTTGAACGAAACGCCCGAATTCTGGGTCAACAGGGAATTGTGTAGCCATGTTCTAACCTTTATCAGTCCAAAGAAACCAAGAAGTGTGCATCTCGGCTATTGGAGATCTTTACCTTGCGCTTTTTTGCGGACTTTTTCTTGACTGCGCCGCCTTTGGCAAGTTTCGGAGCAAGCTTTTTGCGCCGCATGAAATCATAAACCTGCAAGATTTCGTTTGGATTGAACGCCCCAGATTTCAATCCCTCTTGAAATGTTTTTACGGCGTCAATTGATCTTGGGCCAATCATCTCGGAGATGTTTTTACTGCGCTTCTCCATTGCGCCGATAACCATATTTCTTAGCTCTTCAGGCTTTGCTTTTGGATACTTGATCCGCATTTCTTTGTAAATAGATTCATAAGTATTTGGCATCAAAAACTCAACCGGCTGATTTGGCATAGAACCAACATATTGCCCGCTAAAGTCATCCGAGTACGATGAATGTTTTGATGAGCGCAATTCTGCCAACGGATCAAGTTGTGCGGCGACATTTCCAACATAGCCTTTGGGTACGCCTTTAAGCTCATCGCAAGAACAGCGCCGGTCAAGTCTCCCAGATTGTAGTCTAGTCTCTTTTGCCAGCCGACCATCCCCAGTCTGTTTGCCAAAGCCTTCCTCAGATTCATCGCAGTAAACCCGGAGATGTTTTTTTCCTTGCTCGACTTCAATCCCTCAGTCAATTGCGCTTGAAACTCTGGGGTTCCAACCGGAGCTACATCCTTAAAGTAGCCTTTTCCTTTGTTTTCAAAGGCCATCTCTCTTAAGTTTTTTGTCAAACTACCTAGCTCACTTTTGGACAACTCGGCTTGTTTGAGCAAGTCCATTAGGATTGATGTGGGCATTGTTGATGCGTTTTCTGCAAAATCCCCCATCCGCGATGTGAACCCATAGACCTTTCCAGTGCCGCCGAGTAGCTGATTTTCGACTGCAGCCTCGTTGACTCGATTTTGAATTCTCTCAGCAATGCTGCGATTTGATGCCCCAGCAATTCTATTCTTTACATTGGCAACGTCCATCATGTACTGATCGCCGCCCTCTGTTAACACCGGATTGATAAGCGGTTTCCCGGATACCTCGGTAATTAATTCGTTCCGGCTTGATGCGTCCCACGGCATGATGTTGACGCTAGACTTTTCAAGGTCTTCGATATCCAACGGAATGCGATCGACCAAACCCCCTGTCGGGGTTTTCTTGTAGCGCGTTCCAACTTCCGGGTCTGGCTTTAGTGGGGTGTGAAGCCTATACCCCGGCCTTCCGCTTGGATCGATCGCACCACGTTGGTTGGCAATCCCCATCCCGCCTTGGCTCGGCGCGGTGTTGCGTAGCGCCTTGGCTGCGCCCAGAGCACCCAGAGGTGCTACATCACCGACTGATGAGGCAAAGTCCACCAGCGCCTGATCTTGCGTAAACGGTCGCGGCTCTGCTATTCCCAAAGACTCTGCGGCAACCTCAGGGCCGGTCCTCCAAGGCTTGCTGTCCTTGGCTAGGATGTTGCGCGAGGCAATCAGCATGTCGGCAGGAGATGTCACGATCCCTACCAAGCTCTCCAATAGGCCGCGCTTTGCCAGTTCTGCCTTCGTTGGGGCTTTGTAGTCTGGGTCCATGACAGACTTGCTGCCACCTTTAGCCATCTTCACCGGCCCACCCTTGGCGAACGGAATCTGGTACTGCAACTGGGCTGACGGCTTTTGGCCCTTGGGAAAGTTCACCCCAGCCATCAATCTGCCGGGTCCGACCTTGCCGTGGTATCCAATGTGCGCCCCGCTGTACTTTGTTTCCTCCGGGGTGCGCGTGAAATTAGCCCCTACAACAGCTTTTCCGGGGCCGACTGGATACGAGGCACCAACCCCTGCCCCAAAAACGCCTGCAGGGGCGTCTAGGGGCCTTACAGCCTGTGCATGCAGCCCAAGATCCCCCAGATTTGTGCCATACCGTGCCATCAGGTCGGTTGCAATCTGCTGGTGCTCGGCTTCTGGCATCTTGGAGACGCTAATTCCTAGCGTTGCGGGGTTCATCCCCAGTCCAACCATTAGCGTTTCAACGTCCCGACCGTCAGCGATCCCGCGAAAAGTGTTCGCAAATGCCCGATCAAGAGGGGAGGGTTCCTTTTCTACGCTTCCACCACCAGCCTTGGTGATGTCAGGATCGTTGATGTCGTATGTTCCACGGTTGCCGATGGCGGATTTGATTTGGGTTGGCTCAAGAACAATATAACTATCCGAATGCATTACCGGATTTTCAACTCTGTTTTTGTAAACAATCCCGTCGTAGCCATGCTTTTTAAATTCTTCCCGCAGTTGCTTATGCGACTTCGCCCAAGAATTCCATGGCAAGACAGAACGAAGCGCGTTTATGTTGCCCCAGTTTCCAATGTCTGGAAGTCGCAACGGGTTTTTCAAAGATATGTGCGCCGGAATAATATTTGACCCTTCGCCAAGTTTGTGGATTGGCAGATTTGAAGATTGCCATCTGGACTCAAGATGTTTTAGGCGCTCTTGCTCTTGTTCTGTCGGTTTATATTTGTACTTATCAAGAATTGGAACAAAATCTTCGCCGCGCTCTAATGCTGCGGCAATCTCTTCCATTGGGGCGTCTTGATTGCGCCTATTTAACTCTTCTTGGTACGAAGCAAAATCTTTATAACGCTGTTCCGAAAGATTGTCGAAATATTTTACGTCGTCTTGATTGACGCGCCCATCTGCGGTGTCTTCAAGGCGGTTATTTGCGGCCTCCTTGTTCCCAAAGTGAAACCCAAAGTGAGACTTCTTTGGACTTGAGAATTTATCAAAATCAGAATGCGTCCCGTGATAAACCGTTAACGGATTGCCATCCGCATCCACAACCTTGCTGCCCTCAAGAAACTTCTTCAGGTTCTGGGCTGATTCACCAGCAGGCAAAGGCTCGATCGTCTTGGCTGCTTTCGCTGCGGCTTTAGCTGCGGCTTTTGCGATGCCACCTACTTGCATCTTCTTGCCTTCAGCCAACTCGATACGCATCGTGTCAAGGTTGTTGGAGATGTGAACCTTGCCGCCCTGCTTGTAGCCGCTCTTACCCTCTCCGCCCGTGATGTTGCCTTTAGAGTCGTACTTCAGGCGACTGCCTTCAGGCGTGATCAGATTGTGCAGTTGCTGGATCTCCTCGCCGGTCAGCCATTCATGGTCTGGCACATTGCCGCCCAGAGACTCGATCTTGCGCTGCTCGTTGACGTTGAACACATCACCATAACGACGCAGGCCAGCATTGCGGGTGTCGTTGATCTGAGACCACTTCCCGCCCCGCACGAAGTCCTGCACGAACGGCAGATAGGTTTCTTTCGGCGCTTGGTTTGACTTGCCTTTGATCTGTGAAATATACGGATTTGTATCTATTCCAAGATGTTTAAATAGTTGATCTATTTTTTCTAAATAATCTTCTTGATTTGGACGGTAATCTAAATTGCTCAACCACTTATCAATCAGCCGGTTGAATTCATTTTGCACTTCTTGCGGCTGACGCTCCAAATCACTTTTCTTTGGCCGGTCTTTCCCTATCTCCACCGTCACATGTGGCTCACCCTTCTCGTCTACCAATGAGTAGACCTTTGCTCTGCCGCTCTTAATGGCCTCCCAGCCACCGTGGCCGTATCCCTCGCTGCCATAGTCTTTGGATGCCTCTACCCAGTCAGGATGGCCCT